CACAAACAGAAAATTTATCCCTTCACGCACTTGATTCAGCACAACAATCCGTGAGCGTCCCCCATTCGACAAGTCCAATTTCCGCCACTCCGCGCACTTGGGACAGTATGGAGAGCGTCACACGAAGACCTATCAAGATCGCGTCCATCCCCTGGGAAGTGGGTGGTACCCTTGAGATCAAGCTCAATCCATGGAAATCGCTTTTGTCAAACCCGGTCATCACCAATCGTCTTCAGTACTTTAGATTCTTCAGAGCCTCAGTCAAGATCCAAGTTCTTATCGACGGAACAGCTTTTCACTCGGGTCTAGCGTGGCTAACGTACACCCCGTTGCGTTCAGTCGACGAGATGACCCAGTACGAAGCTACTAGCGTGCCCGATTTAGTGGAGATGTCGCAGAGACCCCGTCTTACGATTAGCCCCCGGGAATCTCAGGGTGGTATGATGTATCTTCCTTTCATCTACCAGCGCGATTACGCCGACTTAACCTCGAACAACGTCGACGATTTGGGGGAATTGTACCTGCGTTCGATTGTTCCTCTTACGATGGGCAATGGCGGGACACAAAGTTGCAGAATTACGATTCTCGCTTCCCTCTGTGATGTGGAAACCCACACCCCTACCAACCACGAGAATTTGTCGAACCGAGTAAAGAATCAGGGCGAGGATGTCCCGAAATCTACCATCTCTGGCTCCCCCGATCGTAATTTGCTTTCGAGCAAGTCGGGGGTGAATTCCGATCCCTCCACTATGTGGGGGGTAAGGCAATCCACCAGAATCGCTGACCTGGGAGGCATCGAGGCTTACGTGGGCTCCTTTATCTGGGGCAGCTCTTCCGCAGTCGATTCCGTTTTGTACTCCTTGCGGTGCTCTCCTTTCCACGGGATACAGACCGGGAGTGGGCCCACTTTGGAGTCGCACGTCACCCCCGCGGCGTGGTTGGCACTCCCCTTCACATTTTGGAGGGGCACTGTCTCGTACCGCTTCGAGATTGTAGCCTCCTCGGCCCACAGGGGGAAGATTATGTTTTCCTGGGATCCTTTGTATACGCGCACGAAGGGGGAGTACAACAAAAATTACTCGACGGTCATGGATATAGGCACCAACAACTCCCACGTTGCTCGCATCGGATGGGGCCAGGATAGACCGTACCTTCCTTGTATCACTGGCATGTCCCAACTAGTCAACCAGTCACTGAAAGAATACACCACTACTCAGCCCTATGCCAATGGTGTCCTCACGGTTTCCACGTTCTCCCCCCTTATGATCCCGAATGGTTTGGTCGACACCAATGTCACTATTCTGGTGTACGCGAAAATGATGCCGGATTATGAGCTAGTACTTTCACGCGAGCCCCTTACCGGCACCCTTACGCAGAAGAACAATACCCGCCAGGACACGGCTCCCCCAGTGCCCAACCGTGCCCCTCCTCCGGAAACGGAGATACCGGTTGCGAACCCTACCCTATCGACGGTTAGAGTGTTGGACATTTGCGAGTGGCCCCTTCCCGCTGGGTTGCGCAAGAACACGAAGTTCATTTCGGGGACGACCGTCTACCCGGACCCCACGTGGCCCGGAGCTCTCGCGGACATTACTATGGAACGAGTAAAGATGGGAAGTGAGGATTACGAATTGGCCCAGGACGTCCAGTATTCTCCTGAGAGCGCGTTCGTTCTTCGCGCTCGTGGTTTCGTTGAGGGGGAAACGAAAGTGGATCTTACCGTGGTTGGCCGAGGCCCGGGGAATGTCGACAAATATTCCGCAGTTTTGTCCGGTATAACTGCGAACACTGACATAATTGTCCTCCCCACTGACGGGAGAAACAACTTCATCGGGAGTTTTAATATTTCGGCAACCAATCAGTTCCAGGGAGTGAAGTTCATTTACAAGGCTCCGAAATGGGCCGCGAATTTCCGTCGGGCCCAACCGCTGGGTCTTGAACCCGATCTCCGTCCGACTGTAAATTGGTATGGAAACGCCGGCAACCTTCTCGTCGAACAGGAACCTTTTGCTCGATCGAACGTCTTTGCGAAGTTCCGTATCACGGATGGGTCTTTTCCAGCACCCGTAGTCGTGAGTAACTACATTATCACTTACATTGGAACTTCTCCGCCGGGGAACCCCATCACGCTTACTTCTCGCGGGGGGACATACGCTTTCCCCTCATCCTTTTCAGGTGAAGTCCGCCACGCCGGAGTCCCGTACGATCCAGAGATGCGCCTCCTCATCCCGAGTGGGGCTGAAATATCCATTCTCCGAGTGGGTTTCTACCAGGTCAACGAGACCGCTACCCGGGATGCGATTAAATCCCAACCGCTCGTCGTCAACCAGAATGACTCTCAGCAGGGGGAAGACTGTCAGTACGGACCTGATCCAATACCTGGAGTATCTTCGATATACTTCCAGGAGGTCGTAACTGACATCCTCCAACCTCTGAGAGTCCCCCACTCAGCGTTGGGATTCATATCCCGCTCTCAGCCTGGGGTTTTCTTTTCGAGTTGCAGGCTTGAACATTTCCCCTTTCAGTACCGTACCCCTTCGAATACGGACACGATATCCTCTTTCCCTTATCCTCATCTCCTGGATTATTTCGGGAGAGCGTTTATCGCTATCAGAGGTTCAATGAAGATGATGATCGATTTCGAAGCTAGAGCCAACGTCACTGCCTCTAGAGTTCCGTGGGCTAAAGTCAGTAAAATGCCCATAGACAGATTCCTCACATTAGCTGAGGTGGGGGGAAACCCCCGAAACCCAGGCTTTCAAGGTTCAGAATGGTTCAACACCTTTCTCACGTCGAAGCTTGAGCTTGATCTACCGTGGTTTTATCCCTTTAGATTCGCTCTTGCACGCTCCACCTTGCGAAGCAATCATGCCTACTTTGCCTACCGTCTTGAAACCGGCGGGCAAAGCGATGAACGCGGTCACGTTCATTACAGTATTGGCGACGACCTAACAATGTCACACTTCCTGTGCACTCCGGTGCTGCGGGCAGCGTGACTCCTCCTACAGCGAGCACCCCGCTGTGACTCCCCCTTAATGGGGAGCATACAGGGGCCATTTGAAAACAGAAAATTTTTACCTTGGTCCTTGACCGAGGCTTTTTACCCAACAAGCCAACTTCGG